CAAGCTGGGCTTTACGGGCCGACCACTGGCCTGCCCCGGTGCCGTGCGTTGCCGCCGCCTTGACTTGGCTCACGATGCGCTTGCGCAGCTCCGGCTTGGTGTAGTTGCCCGCCGCGTTGACCTTGCTCTTTGCCTTAGCCATGTCAGCAGTTCCACGCACGAAGAGACTTATTGATCCGACTGTTCGGATCATTCGCCGTCTTCTTGCTAGTGAGTTTCTTTTTCATGCCCTTCATCCGGGCGCAGAAAGAATCTCGACGTGGACCGCCTTCGGGTTGCGGGCGCTTCAGCCCCGGCTTGCCGGGATTGGCACGGTTATAAGCAGCCCTGCCTTTGGCATTTAAACCGCCAGCAGGGTCTTTACCTTCTTTCCTTTGCCATGCCGGGGTCTTTGGCATAGATCACCCGCAAATAACAGTGACTTTCGACACCTGATCCAAGGTCAGCACGGCGATATCACCACGTCCAGAATTGCTCTTGGTCGTGAGAATACCTTCCGGCGGAACCATGGCATCGTTAGCCGTTCCATCGGCAGGGGTGAAGAGTTTGAGAATCACCGTGTTGTTCGGCTGCGCGGTGAAAGTGATGCTGCCTGCCGTTCCAGCGGCAACATAAAGCACCTGCTTGATCCGCGTTCTGGGAAACGCCAGATCTCCACCGTAGCCAATCTTGACACCGCCAGCCGAAGCCGCGCTGACGCTGATGCTGTTGATGCTAGTGTAGTAGTTGGTCGAATAGACCACCGACGCACTTGGACCCGTCACCGTTTCGGTCACGATCCCATCGTAGCCTTCAGCGCCAACTTTGACCCCAGTGATGGTGAAGGTCTTATTGGCATCCGCACCGTTAGAGGTGATCGAAACCTTATAGCCGGTACCGTACTGACCGACATTGGTCTTCAGGAGAGCAATGCTTCCTGAGGCTGCAATCGTCGCAGAGGCGCGGAAATAAGCATCGTCGCTGGTCGGATTTACCGCCCAGACATCGTACTGTGCCATAGAGAATCCTCCGCTTTAAAATTAAACGGTGACGCTCTTGTACAAGGCGATGTAAGCGGTGGTCGCGCCAACGAGAACCTGAATGTAGCCCGTCTGAGCGGACACCAAACCAGAAGCCGCATTCACTGCTACGGCAAACTTGGTGCTGCCAACCGTAAGGCTGGTGCAAAGCAGGTTGGTAACCGTACCCGAAGCGGCCTTGATGACCGTCGCGGACACATCACCGATGAAGCCATTGTCCGACTCAACCGGACCAGAGAAAGTAGTCTTAGCCATGTTTAAACCTCGTATGCGAGTCGTCCACCAGTCTGCATACCGTCAGCCGGGTCTGTCTGGCGGACTCGTTTTCCCGGTAATGCGATTAAACACCACGAATGCACAAAAAGAAAGGGGGACCGAAGTCCCCCCTTCTCTGCCTTTTGGGCTATCAGGTCGAACCCGGCGAACCGTAGATGCCCAGCGGATCGCTGACACCAAACGAGTAACGCTCGCGAGCCTTGTACCGGACGTTGCCGGTGTCAAAGTCGCCATCCATGCCGGTCGTGAGGGCAGTACGCACGAAGTGCTTCATGCCGTTCGGAACGTCAGTGATGAGGAAGAAGGCGTTCGTGTCGGTCAAGTAGTGGTTGACCGCATAGCCTTCCGGGATCGCGCCCATGTTACGGATCGCGTTGATGTCGTTATCGGCAGTCGCCGTGCGGAGAGTGGTCTCCATGAGGCGCTCGGCAACGAACATCAACTGCGACGGCACAATGAGACGACGAGGACGGGCGGCGATCAGAAGACCGCGCTCGTCCACATAGTTCGCAATCGAGATGATTGCGTCCTCAAGCGACGTTTCATTGAGGTCCGCACCCACGGTCGGACGGTTGGCATTGGTGCCACCGTTGACGAGCGGGTGAGCCGTGCTGAAGAGCGTCACACCGTCGCCAGACTGGAACGTGGTGAAGCCGTTGTTCAGCAGAGCCGCAGCCTTGACCTGCTTGGTGTTCGCCATACCACGGGCGAGGGCCTTGGTGTAACGAGCAGAGAGTTGGTCATAGAGGTTGTCCTCCATGGCTTCCTCAGTGATCGAGAAACCCATTGCCACCGTTTCGTGGTTGTAGCGAGCCGTCCAAGCCTCCTGAGCGTTGTCATAGGCAATGGCCTGACCTTCCGGCTTAACCGGGGCCGTGCCGAAGCCCGACAACTTGACTTCCTCTTCGAAAGCCTTCTCAGAGTTCTCGGTCTCATAGATGAGCGTATGCTCATCCTCATACTTGGCATACTCCAAACCGAAGAGCGCGTTAAGCCCCGGCAGGAGTTCCTTCAACATTTGTGCGCGTGAAATAGCCATTTTCTAGAACTCCTTAGGCTGTGACGCTACTGTAGTAACCGTGGGTCAACACATTGAGTTTGACCAACAGTTCACGGTAGACGGTGAACACGATGCTCGATGCAGCCGGAATGTCCGTGACGCTACCCGGCACATCAATGGCAGCGTTGATCGTGACCGACGTTGCAGCAGCGTTTGCCGCTACCGTAACGAACGATCCCGTCTCAATCAACTGACCATTGCTGGCGTAGTAGGCCACGCTCGTTCCAACCGGAATCGCCGCCGGAAGACCCGCACCCGTGAGGGTGATCGTGGTCGTCGAAGACGAACCCGTTGCCGCATAGGAGACCGAAGTCTCCGGAACCACACCGACACAACGCAGCGGGAGGATCGAAGTAGCCGGGGTCGCAGAGGGCGCGAGGATCGCGTTCTTGCTGTTACCGGTATTCACGTTACCCGACGCATTGTCGATGCAGGAGAGGTTCGTTCCGACCAACGCATAAGCGCCCGAAGCCATCGTGGTTCCCGACGAGCAGACAGCCGCTTTAAACACGGTGTCCGGATCGTCAACCACATAGGCCACAGCATCACCGGCCAAAGTCGAAGCGGGCCAGTACTGGCTGAAACGCTTGGTCTTGGTGACCGGATCAGTGTAGGAGCAACCAAAGAAAACACCCGTTACTGCGTTTGAACTGGTGGTGGCACCAATTGCAGCGCGGGTGACCGAACCTCGCACGACTTTGACGAAATCACCGTAGAAGATGTTCGTCGCATAGCCGTACTGAATCGGGTACATACGGGTCGAACCCGCAAATACCTGACCGCCGATGAGGTTAATCGGCAGGAACCCATAAGGGGCTGTCACATCAGTTCCTGAAGCCATTTGAAATTACCTCGAATAGTGGAAAGAAAAGGATTTAACCTCGTCCGAAAGTGGTGCGCGTCGAACGCTCCGGATTAAGGAGCGGCATACGCGGATCATTTTCCCGCAGATAACTGCGGTCCACACCATCGATCTGTCGATTGGAAAGATCTTGGAAGTACTTCTGGCGTTGCAGCATTTTCTCTTGTGGGGCTTTGCAAAGAAGCAAACCACCCACTTCGACGTTTCCTTTGAACTGAGAATTGATGTCAGAGAGGATCTTCAACTCAGGATGATCCTCTGCCTTCACAGGTTCCCAGCCTTCACGGAACTGGCGAGAGACGTTGGTGTTATCCGAACGCCCCAGAGAAGAAGTGCGAATCCAGCGGAATACCCAGCCATCTTTCGGCTCGGGGACCGGCAGTGCGGATTGCGGCAACCAAGCGTCCGTGGGACGCGATTCGGCTGCACGGTCGATACGAATCTTGCGCTCTTCAGCCATTGTAACTCTCCTTGATGAGTTGTTTGGCGTACTGCTCTGGGGTGAGGCCAAGTCTCTTCGCGACAGAGACTTGTGTGGCAGTCAACTGGATTTTGCGTGGCTTCGCGCCGTTGTTACGGCTTGCTGAAGCAACCACGGTGTTGGGGGTGCGTTGAGTCGGGGCGACAGTCACTTGGACTTCATCGTCTTTCTCAAAGTAATCTGGGAAACGCTGTCTCATGACAGAGTCAATTTTTTCGTAGTACTCGTCCGTGTCGGGCTTGACGCCTTGTTCACGGATCAGAGTTTCATGAACTCCATAAGCCAATGCCGTCATCTCGCGGTTCCCCTGAGGGCCGAACCAAGGGTTTTTCTTGGTCCATTCCAAAGCCTTTGGGCTAGGCTGAGGAGGCTGATACTGAGGGGCGGGAGGCTGTTGGTAAGCCTGCTGCACGGGCTGAGATCGAGACTGAATGACACGTTCGTGCCTCTCTGCCTCGCGAAACTCCGTCTGTGCGTTGAGAAGTTTCTCTTGAGCGTCGATGATTCTCTGGGCATCACCGGCTTCGTAGGCGTCCTTGTAGAGGGCCTTGGCCTGCTCAAGGGCGAGATTGGCGCGGGCTTTGATCTGGGCGACGAGTGCGCCTTCACCACGCTGAAGCAATGACTCGTATTGCTGATTTTTGCTGGCAAGTTGTTGAGCAAAACGAATTGCTTCTTCGCGCATCTGCTCGGCGGCTTCCTTCTGCCGCTGGGCTTCGTGCTGCTCGTACTTGAGTTTGTTGATTCTCTTGCGGACTTTTTCACTGTAGTCCGACAGTTCTTCGTCGTTCTCTTCCTTCTCAGCCTGTTTAACCGGCTGCTTGGGAAGATCATCAACGATCTCCAGTTCTACTTCGGGTTCCGAAACAGACTGGGTTTCCTTGTCAGGGATTTGCAAAGGGGCAGAAACTCCGAAGAATTTCTCTTCCTTGGTCATTTCGGTACTCATGCCTTCACCACTCCTCGCGGATCTTCGACAACGGCCTCGACGGAGTCATCGTTGATCAGACGGAATTCTTTCCCATGAACCTTGAAGCGGGTTCCCGAATAGGAACGCATCATGATCCAGTCCCCTTCTTTGCAGTAAGGGCCAGAAGGGAAACGATCAGGGGACTTGTAAGCATCCGGTCCCATCGCGAGGACGAAACCAACGATGCTCCCAATTTCTTCAGCCTCAAGTGTTGAAGAGGCTTTAAGGATTCCACCTTCTGTCTTCTCTTCCGGGTTGGGGAGGGCAATGAGAATTTTGTACCCAGTGGGCTTGGGTAACTGACTTGCGGCCTTTTCGACCTTTTCTACGTTTAAACTTCTATCCATGGCACCTTCCGGTGGTTGCGCCCTTGCGGGCGGTTGCGCTGTTTACACAGCGAAGTTGTTAAGCCGTTTAATCATCGTCAATTTGTTTGGTGAGGTCAAGCAGTTCTCGTTCGGCGCGGGCCAAGCCTTCAATAACGCCACAACACCGCTTGTACTCATTGAAGTCCGCACAGCCGCCACCGGCAATGTGATCGGCCATGTCGTTCATCTGCTGACGCAGGGATTTCCGCAGGAATTCTGCGAGATTATCGCTTGCGTTCTGCATTGCGCTGCCTCATGTCCTGCTCTTGTTTCTGAGCGGCAAACATTTCTCGGGCGATTTCGACGCCTAACTTCGCCCCTTCGACCTTGTCGCGAGAGGCAATCTCCTTGCTTTGGAGTTCGTTGGAGGCATTGGTCGAGGCGATCTGGACGCCCAATCTGGCACCCTCGATACGCTCCTGAGCCTTGAGCCGTTCTTGCTCGGCCTGCATCCGCATCTGGGCTTTCTGCATATCCGCTTGGACTCTCGCCATATCGGACTGAGCCTTTTGCTGGATTTCCTGTGCGCGAAGTTGCAGTTTCTGCATCTCCATCTGAAGGACAGGATCTTGGGCTTGACGCATGTTTTCCTGCATTTGGATTTCTGCTTGGGCCTTTCCGGTAACCTGCGCCGCAGCCGGAGCCACCAATTGGGAAATGCGGTACTCGATATCCTCTGGGAGGGGTTCCCCCGGAGGAGGGAGTTTCACGCCCAATTGCTTTTCAATTTGCTGTCGATAAGCGAAGCCTAAATGCTCTGCAATATGAGCGGTAATATTGGCCTGCAATACCTGCGCGGCTTGGGGGGCTTGTTGGAGCATCCCCTGCAAACGCGGGTCCTGCATGAAAGACATGTGGACCTGAATATGGGCCTCGTGGTCCTGATAGAGAAACGCCTTGATGGGTTTCATCTGAAGGGCGTTCATGTTCTCTGTGACAGGATCGGTGGGCGGGATCTCGCTCTTATTGGGCAGAACCTCTTGAGGATCTGCGATACCCAATGCTTCGATCATCTGACGATGAAGCATGGGTAGGTCATACAACTGCGGGGCCTGAGCCGCCAACTGCAATGCCGCCTGATACTTCATGATCCGCTGGGCCATCGTTCCCGCGTTCGGGTCCGAGACAGGAATCACATCGACGCGATCATCGAAGTCTTCCTTGGTGAGTTCCTTGCCCGGAATGTCGTAGGGGTATTCCGTGGGGCCGTAGTCGAAAATCACCTGCGAGAGCAGTTTCAGTTCCTTCTTCATGGAGGCGTGTAAACGCGCCTGCACGGCTGACATCACCTTCATCGAACGCTCGATGATGGCGAGGGTCGTTCCCACGGGGGCTTCGGCATTCATGTCCGCGACCTTCATGTCTGCCTGAGAGGCAAACCTGCGGCCTTCGTCCACGATGTTGTTCAGCAACTGATAGAGCGTACCGGAGGGTTCTTTGTAGGGAAGGAAGGTGATGTTGTCGCGTAAGGCTCCGGACGGAATGTCCACGTCACGGAACTCGCCCGGCATGATCGGGGTATCGTCGCCTTTGATCCGCAGGCCACGGGTCTTGAGACCGCCCGGAAGATTGGAGAGGGTTCCTGCATCCACCAATTGGCGGAGGATGGAAGTGGAAGACTTAGCGAGTCCTCCCACAAGATGTACCAATCCGAATCCGTAAAAGCCGAGTCCGGGAATATAGGTATATTGGACGAAATGCTGGCGGCGCTTTTTGAGCGGGTCATCCTCGTACCAGTTCCGTCGAACCGAGAGGATCGTTCGTGAAGACTTGTCGATGGTGATGACGTAGGGGAGCGCGATCCCGGTGGGGTTGCCCATCTCGTCCATGTCTTCAAAGCCCGGAAGATCATAATCCACGACCATCTCAAGGAGCGTGTAGCGGGAATCCAAGTCCATGCCTTTGGATTCACCGTTTAACTTGTCGTAGGACTTTTGAATTTCGGTGATATCGGGAGAGGGCGGAGGAAGATTCACGTCACGATAGAAACCCGAAACTTGAAGTTTTCGGATTTCGTTGTACGTTTTCTTCATGACATGGGTGGCGCGTTCGCAAGTGACGAGATCGGTCGCGCCGTAGGACACCACGAAATCTTCTGCGGGAACAAAGATTGAAGCGGGTCTGCCGAGTGAAGGATCGAAATACACTTTCCGAAATGCAGCACCGGAGAGTGCGAGAGAGAACAACAACTTCTCTGTCTCTGAGCGGTATTCGCTCATGCGTTCGGTCAAAAGATAGTTGAGATATTCCTGTACGCGCTGGGCCTGTTGGACTCTCTCCAGATCCACTTTACCCAAGATCTTGGTTTGAACCGGGCCTCTTGCTGGGAAAATCTCTTGGATGGACTGTGCTTGGAATCTCACAATCGCTTCTGAGAGCATAGGGTGAAACACGCCACAGGCTCCTTCCCATGGCTGTGTTCGATCTTCGATCTTGAGTCCGAGAAGATCTAATCCCTTGATGTAAGTTGTTTCCCATTCTTTGCGAGAATCTTTATCCGCATCGAAGAGGGTAACGAGTTCAGAGGCCATGCTCCCGAGGGTGGAGTTATCGATGAACTCCGCGAGATTGTCGCCATGACTCGCCTCAGGATTGGGTTCCGGGGAAAGACTGATCTCTACACCACCATCGGGCAGTTCAACCACGACGGATTCATTCGCATCTTGGATGGGTACTTCTAAAGACTGCCCTCCCATCAAAGAGGGCATCAAAGCGCGATCAACCGCCATGGTGGTCTCCCTTACAGGTCGCGGAACTTACCGCCTTTAACGGCAGCGCCCATACCACGAGCAACGCCAGTCGTTCCCATGGTCTCGCCGCCGCCATACATTTTCTTGGATCGCTTGGCACCGCCCACCATAACAGGCATACCCTTGGACATTTTGTCTTTGG